GTGTTTTATCTGCCGACGCGCTGGATGAGGTCAAATTTGGTGTTGTGAACGGTCTAACTGAACATGCGGATAGCAGTTCGGTTTAGCGGATGTCACTTGATAGTTACCGTCCAAGGGTATCCATTCCCTCGGAGTCTGGCAAAGTTTTCGTCAAAGAGTTCGACGTTGACAATTTCAGGCTTCAAGGTCATGGCGGCAACAGCGAAACACTTGCTGTGGCTGCCGTGGCTTGGACGGCGCTTTTGGCTGATTCTCCTATTGATCCTTGTAAACCTCGGGCTGTTATTAACCGATTCACTTCTGAATTGGCCGATGACTTACTCGAAGTTACTACAAGGTATGCAGGACTTGCTCACCGACTTACATTTACTTTTAGTCGAGTAGGCGAGTCTCACCTTATGGGTGATTTCATTGAAGACTTCAGAAGGACGCCCGTATTTCGGGAGTACCTTCACTTCACTAAGACTGCAGATCATATCACGTTAAAGTACTTGCTCACCTTCCTGAACTTCGGGAAGAAGCTTCCGTACGATGACGCGCGGCTCAATGCCACCTCCTTACGAGGATGGCTAGAACGCGAAGAGGAGCTACGAAACTTGACTTTGCCCCCCTGGGTTACGCTGCTGCGTGAAATTCTCACAGCAGCTTTCTCGGAGTGGGACGCTGACGTCCACTTACCAGTACATGGTGGTGGTGCCGTCAGCGAAGCGGGTATTCGTGGGACAGAAGAGAAGAATAAAAACTTTACTTCTACGCCCTCGCTAGATTGGCTGTACGGCGAAAAACGTGCCTACCAGTCATATAGCGATGTTGGAAACTCTTTTCCAGATCACGTCAAACGCACCAAAGAAACCCATCTACAGCCGGCACGCTTGCGCTTTGTACCAAAGGACTTTCGTAAAACAAGGTCCATCTGCATGGAACCTGTAGCCCTAATGTGGGCACAACAGGCCGTGAGATTATGGTATGAGCGCATCTTCCAGGACGGTCTCTTTTCTGACCATGTCTTCCTAGAAGACCAAAGCGTTAATCAGTGGGCCGCGAACTACGGTTGTTTAACGACCCTAGTAGACACCATTGACCTGTCGGCCGCATCGGATAGTGTAGCATGGAACTTGGTGCAGGCTATTATGCCTGCTAAAGTTCTTAAGCATCTCTACGCGACACGATCTACACACGTCAAGCTCCCTACGGGCGAAACCAGGCGTTTAGCCAAGTTCGCACCTATGGGATCCGCACTATGCTTTCCAGTGCAGACGTCGATCTACGCAAGCATTGTAATGCTTGCCGGATTCATGTATAGATGGGGAGTAAATAAAGACGACATCGGGCAGCTATCAGGACAGGACATTAAAAGCCTGTACCAACGAACGTTTAACTCGACCTTCGAAAAGGCGAGTACGAACGAGCTGCTCAATCCGTTTTACATTTATGGCGATGATATCGTCTGCGATAAGCGGACGACGTCTAACGTCATGGACCTCCTAACAGATTTGGGCTTCATTGTGAATACCGAAAAGTCCTACACGGGCCCTGTATTATTCAGGGAATCGTGTGGCTTCTTTGGTTTCAACGGCTACGATGTAACACCGTTGGTAAACAAAACAAAGCCTATCTCGAACAGTAACTTGACAGTTGACAGTTTAGCCAGTTTTATTGATCTGGCTAACCGAGCGTATGACTATAAATACTTAAGTCTGCGCAAGCATCTCCTCACCTTCTTGCGACTCTTCCCTATCCAAGGGATCAGAGCTGTTAATGGTGAGAATCCCTTATTGTATAGTAACAACAGGGATGATGCCATGTCACTGTACACCGAAGAACCTCGAAACC